CTATACCCTCCCATCGGCCTTCATCCGCTCGTATTTGGCTTTGAGAAGCTCTGCTGGTGTCGGTCCCTTCGACGATACTGGTGCTACCAACGCTCTACGAACTGGCGGGATTGGCTTCCCGGCCAGCACCCGCTTTTCCCACATATCCAGAATATCACCGGCCTCACGCTCAAGCTCTTTGTGACTGAGTTGGCCATCAGTTCCGCGCCGCCGCAGCTCGAGGCAGATGTGGTAATAAACCGGTTTCGGCCACGGATACTGCTCGCTGTTCGGATAACGAAATACCAGCTTACGCCACTTCCAGTATTCAGCCATCACGTCAGCGGTGGTGATCCCCAAAACACAGCGCCCTTCCCTGCACCACTTGATGAACTGGCCTGGCGACGGTAAGAATGGACGATCCTGGCGACGCACCATGCGCATACCAGCTTCAACTTGCTCAATGGTATTAATCCCGTTTTCTTTAAATGCCAGCACCCATTGCCGGCGGATCTCGTTCACGTCTTCCTGGCTGCGATTAACCAGGCTTGCCGGAAACGCGGCCGCCAACTGTACGAATAACCCGTTGATAATCTGCGCCACCTGCTGCGTTTGTTCGCGTTCGGTGTACTGCTCAGGCATGTTGTGTGCCACACGGCGTGCCTGTTCCCGGTCAAAATCGCGAATACTCTCGGCAAGGTTTTTCATTTCAGCACCCCGTCAATCCAGTCGGTGTTATGCAGGTCAATGCCGCCCCGGGATGGCTTTGCCGTTCCGGTTGCGCGCAGCCGCTTGGTGGTGAGCTGATCCCACTGCTTGCGCAGACTGGAAGGACTCAGGATGTTGTCTTTCCAGAACTCGTCCCGGTTAGCCCACTGGAACAGGTCACAGATTTCGTAGTGAGTACGCTTGTCCTGGACACGCATCAGCCTGATGGTATTTGCCCATTCAGCCCAGTTTGGTTCGGATAGCGAAGCGTTGACGGTGAGAAGCCTGTCGTAAATCCAGTGAGCGGCCTTGAGGTCGTCAGCGGATCCCCATGATTTACCTGCCGGGGTGTATATCCCGGCGGCAGCTTCAGGGTGGCGTGAGAGAAACTTTTGAGTTTGCTGGTTTCGGGATTCGGCAGAATTCCGAGACGAGGATCTTTTAATATTGTTCTTGTTATAGTCTTGGGTGTCTACCGTTTCCGGGAAGGTTTTTCCCGTTTTCGGTAACACTTTTCCCGATTTCGGGAAGACTTTTCCCGTTTTCGGTTTGTCTAAAATCCAGGCTGAAAGGTCAGTATTTATACCGACCGTTTTCATCACGCCCTGCTTCTGACTGAAGATAATTTTGCGTTCTGCAAGTGATTTGAGCGCATCAGAAACGTGGGAATCACTCAGCCCAGTAAGCTCGGCGATCACCGTGTTCGTAACGCGGTCCTGCTTCTTGTTCCAGCCGTAGGTAAGCCAGATCACCGCCTCAAAACATTGCCACTCCCGGCCTGACATTCTCAGACGAGGCTTAAGCTGTTGGATCTCGTTAGCGACCTTGGTATACCCGTTCGACAGGTCGGCCATACGACCTCCCGGTTGTTCGGTTCTGTTGGGGAAATTGATAATTTCAGCCGTGTTTGACATACTTAGCTCCGCAATTACACTCCGTTTTTGCACCTGAAAGCCGTTGGTGTTCGAGCACCGCGGCTTTCGCCTTTTCTGAAGTATTCACATTGCCCCCAGCATGGTTGTGACCATCGCCAGTAAAGGCGCCGTAAGGTCCGGATCGACTCTGAACATTTCAAAAATCCCCTCGCCTAACTCCTTCAGTTTTTCCTTCTTCGGTGCATCGAGCATCAGAGCTTGCTTCGCCTCACTGACTTCTTTTTCTAATCTGGCCATGCGATACGCAAACGAGTCGTTCTTTACGACGCGGTCGCGGTACCGAAGCGGTAATACAGACATGATCGCGGGCACCAGCTGTTCGACGTTCTTTCGGTAAGATGCGGAGTCTTCTTTGTTGTCCAGCCATCGGAACAACTTCACGTTCCAGACATCGGCCTGGCCTGAGAAGTCCACGCCATTAAGCTGAAGTTCTTTTGCCGCTTCTTGGATTTGAAGTGCTACAGCTACGCGCCCTTCTGCTGCCGCCCACGCCCGGACCGCAGAGCAGAGGTCACGATGAACAATATCCTGCGCTGTAGATTCGCTTTGTTGACACTGGAATATCAGAGGATTAGAGGAAGCTCTGCTACTTTGTTGAAATGAAACAGTTTGCATAGTTAAGGCTCCTGTTTAGGTAAACCGTCTGTTGGGTTTGGGTAGAGATCTGGGCGCAGTTCGTGGGGGGTTATGCCTGTCAATTTAAAAATGGGAAAGACGTAGTTTGGTGGGACGATCCCGCGATCACGATTTTTCCAATGACTTACGGACATACTTGTCACGCCCAGCACGGTGCTGAGCTTTCTGGCTGAGCCAGCGGCTTTAATTGCTTTATCTAGTGGGGACATATATTTCTCCTGTGTAATGACAATAGGAGTAAACCACAGATTTACAATCCATGCAAACCTTGGATTTATTGCGTGTATAAACCAAATATTTAGAATGATTCTATGAGAAAAGAAGAACCTAACTTAGTTCTGGTAGAGCGCCTGACTGAGATCGCTGAACGCGGTGTTACCAAAGCAGACATGGCTCGTATAGCTGGAGTCACCCCTCAGGCCGTAAACGGTTGGTTCAAAAAAGGGGTTATAAGTAAAAAATCAGCCCTAGCTATCGCTGATGCAGTTGGCATTTCTGTCGCCTGGCTTCTTGGTGAGGACGTGGGTGAGAAAGATGGACTTAAGCCGGACGAGCAGCGTCTTTTGGAGCTTTATCGTCAACTCCCTCAAGATGAACAGCAAAACATGCTTCGGGTCTTTGCGCTACGTTTAAAAGAGTTGGATACCCTTTATGACAAATACATAAAGGGCCGGATTAAAAATTAGGTGTATGCTCTCTTATGTCATTCTTACACATCATCTTTTTTAACTCCCTTGCTTTAAATTGAGCGTCTTGGAATTTAATGTGTTTTTCACCACCACTAGGTCAACCTACTGATTAGTTAGCATTATCAAGGACTTACCCTGTTTTTTTAGTTTTTGCTGGCATAACATCTAAAAAATTTAAGACTAATTTTTGTCAACGCTCATAAAGCATTGAAAATAAACCAATTGATTAATCACACAGTAAATACGGATGATTCAAACGCATGAAAATTGTAAATGAAGATTTAAAGTCATTAGAAATTCCAACGTTTGCAACTACTGCTGCGGCCGCTAGCTATAAAGTAGGTACTGAAGGATATGTTGATCTGATGTTCATGAGATCTCATTTTATCATAGATAATCAGGATGATTCGTCACCTGTTGTTGGTAAGCAAGATCTACATGAACAAAGGGCGAGCCTTGTTTTTTCCAGAGTAGCAGCCGTAACCATGACTGCTGAGCAAGCGAAAGCATTAATTGCTAACATAGAGTTGCAACTTAACAATCTCGAAAAGGTCTAAAATAGTGATGGAACTTGACTTGATTTCCCCTGTCAAACCATCTAATAAATTGATTGTTGCATCGTCCTCGCCCACTGTCGCAATACAAGTTGATATCCCATCAGAAATCGATGCTGGTAACTACATAACTTATCTAATGTCACGTATAGCTAGTGACTTTGAGATAATTAACACTAGTATTAAAGCAGTGGAACAAGCTACAATTTCATCGAAGCATGAGGATGCAACCTCATTTGGAGTGGAAATGAGCGAAAGAATTGCCAAAATTGAGACAAGCTTAGAGCATCTCTCGGCAACTATGAAAGCAATGGATGCTAAGCTTGATAAGTTGATCGCTGTAGCAGGCGATGAGAAAAAAGTTAATGCTGTCATGTTGGATAAATTCTCTGAATATGACAAAAAACTAGATAAGAAACCCAGTAAAGATGAAGTCGGCAAACTGATTGCAGAAGCAACCAACAAGCAAATTCTTTGGACTATCGCGACCATCATTGCAGTTGCGCTTATCGTTTACAAGTTGTTAACTTAGCTATAGTAGTAATTTACATTTAACGAATGACCCGGCCGCAGTGCCGGGTTTTTTTATATCCCACTTCTGCCAGTTCCATCCCGACTCCCCATCCTCTCACTCTCCTAATGAGAATGTGGAGCCGAACCTTTTCCTACGTTTCGTCTGTTAACTCACAAAAACCAACGATATAAACCACTCCTTCACAACCAAAACAAACCACAGATTGACATATATATAAACCAGTGATTTAATTCATTCCATCAAGACGCACTACAAACCACCAAGGCAGGACGCCCACGAAGTAGCCGCCGACGGCATACGAATAGTCGGATGAGGTGGAGAGATTAACGCGCATCAGGTGTAAACGTTCCGCTGGCCGGCGATAAGGCAAACGAGGGTGAGAATGATTGATTTCGCACGCAAACCAGGACGGCAGCAGGCCGTAAAGCTGAACTTCTTCGAGGTGATTCTTCGCCGCTTGTGCTACCTGCTGGCGCAAAAGGGGAATCCAGATGTGTAACTCAACGAAATGCGGGTACTGCGGCAAGCCGGTTGAACCGGAGAAAGTAGTAAAAAGTACCCTTCTCTATCGCAACGGCTCACAGCTGGCGCGCAAAGAAAAAGAATACTGCTCTGAACGTTGTGCTTCGTACGACCAGATGGCCCACGAGGCATAACGTAAAAGCCGCGCAAGGCGGCCCGTACGTCCGGTGCTCCCGACCAAAGTTACACCGGAAAACTACTTAAAAAACCAAAGTTCACCCAATGGGCGCTATCTCTGGCCCGGGGATCTTACATCCAAAAAAGAGGATCTCACATGGAATTTTTCTATGTAGTGAAGGCTACGCAGAAATCTGGCAAAGAAGACGCAGTGATTTGGTTCACTGCGAAATCAGAAGCCCGTGCAAACCTGCAGCTCGATGTCGAGCTGGAAGATGCTGGTATTGAAACCGGACGCGGTAAGGATTACGCCAAACCGGTTCGCACCGATTTCCCGGTGTATAACGACCTCCCGGAAGAAAGCACCGTGGATTACACCTGGTACAAACGCTACGAACTGCAGGACGATGGACGCACCTGGCTGCCAAAGGCTGGTGCTGAGTCTACTGGAGCCATGGACAACACAGCGGCACCGGAAACGTCCGTTAAAGTCGAAACTACCGTCGAGAGTGTCCCGGTTGAGAACCGCACTCCAGCAGTTCGTTATGCCGTCCACCTGACCAGCGACAAATACCAGTCACATATCAATAAAGAGCAGCAGCTGGCTGCCAGCGAAATGTCACTGGATGAAGACAACACCTATCTCCAGAACCTGCTACAGGCGAAGAACGATATCCCTGAAGTTGACGAACTCAGCCTGAACGCTGAGTGGAAACTGGTTCAGGCGATTAAGCAGGTATTTGCGCCAGATGAAGAGCACGAAGTAAAGCTACTTGCTGCTTTCATGGCCGACTGGTTGAGAGTAAATGCAGGTGACCGCAATGAGTTAGTTAGGGAGTGGAGAAGCGGAAAGCTTACACTTCTCAAATCAGAAAGCACCAGCAACTCCGACGTTACAACCGATCAGGTTCTGGAACCTGATAACGGTATCCAGATTGACGAGAATGATGACGAAACCACTCGTTATCCAGTCGTTCGTATGCCCTTCCGGAAGCAGCTACTCGCCCAGTTCACCGCCGACGAACTGCGCCACCACTTAACCCGCGAAGAATACGAAGGTATCAGCGCGCTGGAGATGGACACTGACAACAGCTATGTCCAGAACCTGCTGCTGGCGGCAGAAAACTGCGAAGAGGTTAAGGGTTACGACACCAAAGACCTGTGGCGCTATACCGACGCCATTCGCAAGGTGTTTAGCCAGGAGAAGCGCCACGAACTCGCTTTGGTTCTCCGATTCACCAGAATCTGGGCGGCGACTGATTACATAGACCGCGGCATTCTCGTTCGCGAATGGGCTGCAGGTAATCGCATCAGTAATGTTCAGCGTACTGATTCTGGTACCAATGCAGAAGGTGGCTATGTGACGGATCGCGGCGAAGGCGCGCACCACACTCTGGACACTCTCGATCTTGAGATCGCCTGTGCCCTGCTGCCTATGGATTTCCATCACTTTGAAATCCCCTCAAGCGTTTTACGTCGCGCCAAAGAAATCGTGGCGAAGAAAGAAGAACCATGGAAATCATGGAGCGCCATCCTGCGTAATCAGCCCGGCGTACTGGCGGTGAACCGTGCGGCAATCTTCAATCTGATCCGCATAGCGCCGGAAAACATCCACCACACGCCAGCGGCTCATCTTGAGTTTGTGAATAAAACCATGACTGCTGAGTTTAACTCTGCTGTGGAGTTACTGCCGTTGCCTACCCCTGCAGTTGAGACTGAAGCCCCAGGTGAACAACCGCAGGTTGAAAATCTCGGCAGCGGCGTGTTCTCCATCGATGGCCTGATGGGTGGAAATACCGATCCGGTCATCAACACCACCTCAAATGAAGTCGAAAAAACGGAAAACGCAGCGGAGACCACCAACGATGTGCAGATGGAAACGGCTAAGCCAGAGAAAGACGAAGATGTTGATTCGGTACAACCAGGCGAAGGCGCTGATGCAGCTAATACGCAAACAGTTACCGTAGCGCCGGAAGATCAGCAGTCAGAGCCAGTAATCGAATACCCGGCTTACTTCGAGCCTGGCCGCTACGAAGGTCTGCCGAATGATGTTTATCACGCAGCAAACGGTATTAGCTCAACCCAGGTAAAAGATGCCCGCGTCAGCCAGATGTACTTCAACGCGCGCCATGTGGCTAAAACTATCCCGCGCACAGCATCCAAAGTGCTGGACATGGGAAACCTGGTGCACGCCCTTGCATTGCAGCCGGAAAACCTCGAAGTAGAGTTCAGCGTAGAACCGGAGATCCCTGAAAATGCATTTACGACCACCGCTACTCTGCGTGAGTTCATCGACGGGTACAACGCAAGCCTGCCGGCGCAGCTAAGCGCTGACGAGATTAAAGCGTTGCTTGAACAACATAATGCATCCCTTCCCGCTCAAGTGCCGCTTGGCGCTAACCTGGAAGAAACCGCGCAGAACTATATGGCGCTGCCAGCTGACTTCCAGCGTATTGATGGTGACCAGAAGCAGACAGCTACGGCAATGAAGGCATGCATCAAAGAGTACAACGCCACCCTGCCCGTACCGGTTAAAACCAGCGGCAGCCGTGATGCGTTACTCGAGCAATTAGCAATCATCAATCCAGACCTGGTGGCGCAAGAAGCACAGAAACCGACACCGCTGAAGGTATCGGGTTCCAAAGCAGACATGATCCAGGCAGTTAAATCAGTTAAGCCCGATGCCATATTCGCCGACGAACTGCTGGATGCCTGGCGCGACAACCCTGGCGAAAAGATTTTGGTTACCCGCCAGCAGTTGGCCACCGCGCGAGCAATTCAGTCCGCACTACTGGCGCACCCGACCGCGGGCATGCTGCTGACACATCCAAGCCGCGCCGTTGAAGTGAGCTATTTCGGTTTCGACGACGAAACCGGATTAGAAGTGCGTGTACGCCCGGATCTCGAGATTGAACTGGACGGCGTGCGAATTGGCGCCGACCTGAAAACCATCAGTATGTGGAACGTGAAGCAAGAAAGCCTACGCGCCAGACTGCACCGGGAAATCATTGACCGGGACTACCACCTCAGTGCGGCTATGTATTGCGAGACCGCGGCGCTGGACCAGTTCTTCTGGATTTTCGTCAACAAAGACGAGAACTACCATTGGATCGCCATCATTGAGGCATCCACCGAACTGCTGGAACTGGGCATGCTTGAGTACCGCAAAACAATGCGCGCCATCGCCACAGGTTTCGACACGGGCGACTGGCCAGCGCCGATCACTACCGATTACACCGATGAACTGAACGACTTTGACCTGCGCCGCCTCGAAGCGCTGCGCGCTCAGGCTTAAGGGGGATTTATGCATAACACTAACGTTACCGTTGCTGACCAGAACACCGTTATTAACTCCAACGTGGCTCTGTTCGATTCCCAGTATCTGAACGCCATCAGCACATTTGCGCAGATCATGGCGCAAGGCACCGCTACCGTTCCTAAACACCTGCAGGGCAACCAAGCCGACTGCATGGCTGTCGCGATGCAAGCAGCACAATGGCAGATGAATCCCTTTGCCGTGGCGCAGAAAACGCACCTGATTAACGGTGTGCTCGGGTATGAAGCGCAGCTGGTTAATGCCGTCATTTCACGAAGCGGCGTGCTGGCCAGCCGCTTTGAGTATGAATGGTACGGGCCATGGGAAAAGGTCGTTGGAAAATTCAATATCCGTAAAGGCGACAAAGGCGAGTACCGCGTTCCGGGTTGGACCCTGGCTGACGAAGCCGGGATCGGCATCATTATCCGCGCAACGCTTAAAGGTGAAGATCAGCCAAGGGAACTCGATTTGCTGCTGGCTCAGGCACGAACCCGAAACTCTACCCTGTGGGCTGATGACCCACGTCAGCAGCTGGCATATCTGGCTGTCAAACGCTGGGCCAGACTGTTCTGCCCGGATGTGATTCTGGGCGTTTACACCCCTGATGAACTGGATGATCGCCGAGAAGAACGAGAGGTAAACCCGGCACCGGCGCAGCACGTTAGCCTTGCAGTCATTTCAGGTGACAACGTCACTACGACTCAAACGGCTCAGGAATCAGCTCAAAATATTGATGCACTTGCTGATGATTTCCGTGACCGCATCGAGGCGGCTCAGGATGTGGATAGCGCTAAAGCTCTGCGCGCAGATATTGAAACCGTGAAAGCAACGCTGGGTTCTGCCCTGTTCACTGAGCTGAAAAACAAGGCCGTGAAGCGTTATTACCTGGTTGATGCTCGCAACAAGGTGGAAGCGGCAATCAACTCCCTGCCTTCTCCAGATGAACCCGGTGCAGCAGAACGCTTTGGCGAAGCTGAACGCGTGCTGGCATCTGTGAAACGCCATTTAGGAGAGGAACTGCATGGTCAGTTCAGCATCACCCTGGCGGATATGAAACCGGAATACGTGGACTAACGAGATCGGGAGGGGAAACCCTCCCTCAAGGAGAAGAAATGCGACTGATTAATCGAGGCAGTAAGCAATCCCCTTTGGCTCGCCAGGCATGTGAAATCGCACTCGCAACCCACCAGCAAAGATACGGTGACTATGGGCGCAGCAAGATGAAAGAGACTTATACGGTGAGAGTGGAAGGTGTGAAGGTCTGGGTTGAAGTGGTCAACCGCAAGGCAAGCTACGTGGCCACAGCAATGACCGGCATGCGCCGACTGCGTTCCCTGCCCGGCCAGGCAAACTGAAACTGAAATATCAACGACTACAGACCGGCATATCTATACTCATGCCGGTTACCTGAGGTGAACCATGTCGCAGGTAATTTTTAACGAAGAATGGGTTGTTGGCGCAAGGCTCACAGAAAAAACAGGCCTGACCGAACGACAGATTGAGAAGTATCGCCAGGGCTGTTGGGTGGAAGGTATCCATTTTAAACGGGTTTCTCCTTCCGGAGAAAAAACCTTGCGTGGCACAACCTGGTACAACTATCCGAGAATTAATCAGTTAATAAGGGATGCGTAATATGGCAGCTTTGCCTACAGGTGTCGAAATCAGAAACAATAAGATTTGTATCTGGTTTATGTACCGGGGAAAGCGTTGCCGCGAAATTCTCAAAGGTTGGATTAACACCCCGGCGAACATCAAAAAAGCCGGGAATCTTCGGGCTGTGATCGTTAGTGAGATCAACCTTGGAGAGTTTGATTACCACCAGCGCTTTCCTTCATCGTCCAGAGCAAAAAAAACCGTAACCACTGTTTCAGTTCAAACCTTTTCAGAGCTGTGTGAACTGTGGACGAGCATTAAAGAAACCGAAATTAGCGCGAATACCATGCGTAAGACGCGCTCACAACTCGGTACGTTAATGCACATCATTAACGGAGATACGCCTGTTTCAACTATACGCCACAGCGACATTCTTAAATACAGAAAGGAGCTGTTGAACGGTGAGACACTTTACCTGGCAAATCCGAGAAGTAACAAACAGGGACGCACTGTGCGTACCGTGAATAACTATATATCGCTTCTGTGCTCCCTTCTTCGGTTTGCACACAAATCTGGCTTTATCAGTGGCAAACCCTTTGAAGGGATCAAGAAACTACACAAAGGGAAAGTAAAACCGGATCCTTTAACGAAGCAGGAGTTTAGTTTGCTTGCGGAATCCGAGCGTGGCCAAAGCCTCAATATGTGGACGTTCGCAGTTTATACTGGTGTCCGTCATGGAGAGCTTGCAGCTCTTGCCTGGGAAGATATCGACTGGGAAAAAGGTACGGCTCATATACAGCGCAACCTTAATGCGCTAGGAATGTTCGTCCCACCAAAAACCGATGCAGGTGATCGAGTTATCACGCTATTAGAGCCAGCACTAGAGGCCTTAAAGGCACAGCGTACGCTGACTTCGTTACAGCCCAAAACCGAGATTGTTTTTCATCACCGCGAGTATGGTGCGATGGAATATCAGAACCTTCGGTTTGTTTTCATGCCCAGGATGCGCAAGGGCATACAGAAGGCCTACTACTCTTTATCGAGTATCGGCTCCAGATTTAACGCAGCTGTAAAACGTGCTGGTATTCGCCGCCGGAATCCGTACCATACGCGGCATACTTTTGCCTGCTGGCTTTTATCTGCCGGCGCTAACCCGTCTTTCATAGCCAGCCAGATGGGGCATGAAAACGCGCAAATGGTTTATGAAGTCTACGGTGCGTGGATTGAAGAAATGAATGGCGAACAGGTGCTGATGCTTAACGATAAGCTGGCACGCTGA